CACATGGGATTGTTTCCATCCTGGTGCTGGTTATACTCACGAATATTCTGACATATACTCAACGGGTGTGTGTTGTCTCGATGGTGATTGTTATGATTATATGAGTCTGCAAGCATGTGAAGAATTGGGCGGTTCCTTTAGAGAAGAAGAAATTTGTGATGAAATTGTTTGCTCAACCACAGAAGATTTCGGTGCGTGCTGTACAAATGATACTTGCATTCAAACAACAGAGGGGGAGTGTAATAAATTCTTGGGTAAATGGTTTATTAGTCAGGAGTGTTCTAATGTTCCTTGTGTTCCTAATTGCACCGAGATAGGTGTTGGTGCTTGTTGTTTCCAATTCGGGGCGTGCAACGATAGATTGTCCAAAGAATATTGCGAATTATTCAACGGAGTCTATATGGGAGATGGAACATATTGTCATGAACTGGATTGCTGTGAACACACAAATGCTAGAGGAGCATGTTGTAATGGTGATATTTGTTCCTTTGTTTCTTCTCAAGAATGTTATCAGTTTGGTGGACTTTTCTATGGTGCTGACACAACATGTCAGGAGGTAGATTGTTGTGATGGGAATACTGCGACGGGAATGTGTTGTTGCGAAGACGGAAACTGTGTCGATAACATAACATCATCAAGTTGTGACTGGCCAACTTGTACTTGGGTAGCAGATGCTGAATGTTTAGCCGAGTGTGAGTATTATATGCCTAATATTTCTGATTGTGAAAGAGGAAGTATTATAATTAATTTTGAAGAGGGTGAGGCTATCATTGATGATGATATATCAACTCGTATATATTTTCCAGTAATGGAATCGGGAATAGAAGATATACCATACCAAATCACACAATCAGGACAGACTGCGTATGATTATGCTGTTATTGAATCAATGACATTCAACAATGTCGGATATCAAAATCTTGGTGGGCCGTTAGATAACGTAGTAGTATATTTAAAAGGTGTAGATAGTTATGGCGTTGAAAACGAGCGTGTTATATACGATGAACTAATGTATGGAGGAGATCCAACATCGCCGCTTAATCACACCCTTACATATGGTAGTGGATTCTTTAGTACATCTGGGCCCGATTTTGGAATAACTATATCAGCCAACACATTTCAACCAACTGGTTCTGACCCTCATGGCTTGTTTGATTCGGGACAAATAATTATAAATATTAATTGTATAGATGAAGATTCCCCTGCCGGGACTGGAGTTTGTTGTATGGGTACTAATTGTGAAGTTTGGACTCCTGATTTTTGTAGTACCGTTGGAGGAAATTATCTGGGTGATGGAACCACATGTGCGTATGAAGGTGGTGAAGATCCCCCATGTGGCATGCCAGACGGCGGCACCTTCCGAAGCGGGGGCGGGGAGAATTATGTCCCTGACTTTTCCTCCAACGCAGGTAAACCTGCTGAGTGGACAGTTGCCGAGGGTGGCATGGGTTCGGGAGGCTACATCCCAATTTGGCCCGGGGATATGAACCCTCCGTGCATTGTAGGAGACTGCGGTTCAGGAGTATGGAACTGGAGTCCCTGTGATCCTGATGTCCCAGATGTGGCACCGCCCGTGTTCGGCGCAGCAGAGCAAAACTTTATAGACTCTCCTTGTTTACTGGGATGCGATCCCACAGTCTACCCCGGTCAACCCGGTGTTACTGGTTGGAAATTTCGTGGCCTGCCCGGAGGGATACATGATCCGGGTGTCTGGCACAATTGGGCTCAGAGGCCCGTCAGTAACCAGAGTACGCAGCATTTCGCCGGAGGTTGCGAGCGGCGGGTATACAAATGCTATAGTAATTGCGAGAAGAGATGTAAGAAGGCATTTCCTTCCGCGGCTGAATTTGGTGATAATATTGGCGACGTATTCAGCGATCCGATGACTGTTCAGGCGAGGAGAGCAGCGCGTCGAGGTTGTATGATGCACTGCAAGTGTCAGGCATCGAAGGCTATGTGTGCATGTTATCATTATTGGGCCCAAGCAAGAGATTTCTATTCGCAGCACATCAAGGAGCCGGACGATGACGATAAAAGGGATGATTGCTTCTTCAAGTGCGAAAACGATGATGATTATGATCCCGAATGCTGTAACGATATAACTCGGGCATGTTGTTTAGGAATTCAATCTTTCTGCCACAGTACGGATTATGCAGGTAGTGAGCATGGTGAATTTGGATATGGAGGATTCCAGTGGGAGGTGGATGGTGGTTTTGAAGAGCCTAGCGTGCATGACCCGCCGAATGTATCTGTATTTGAAGCCAAGTGTTTGAATTGTACTGTTTTAGAAGATTGTAACTATAACACAGGTAGACCAAGGGACAGTGAAGATTATGGGGACTGGTGGCATGATCTTCCAGGCGTTGGTTCGACTCCAAGAGGAACCCACCCGAGGCGATCAAGATGAGATATATTATAGGGATTCCAGCGGAGGTACTTGATGCCTGATTTTCCACAACCTAATTCGTGTTATTGTTTTGACCCGCAAGACCAGTGGGATCCATCAACACCTGACAGTGTACTGCCCAACCCGACCGGGCCCGGTCGGGTCGGCAACCACCCAGGGCTGCCCACCCCTGATGCCACATCTGGAGCGGAGTTGTGGTGCGACTGTAACGAATATTGTGATCAAATATATGATCCCGACGATCTTGGCGGGTTTGGTATCGCGGGAATATGTTGCCCCAATACAAATTCTTGTGTGTGTGTCGCGTTCGATGATATACAGGGGTTAACAATGGAAGAGATACTCGGCTACTATTGTGATGATCCGATGGGAAGATGTTGTAAATGGTTGCACCCGTCCGTCTTGGACGAGCCTGTATATCGGGGTTGCCAAGAAACCCACAAAAGTGCATGTACTATACACGAATCCGACTTGGGAATGCATAGCCCGAGAATGAAAAAGTATATTTTGGAATGGTGGAAATTTGAATTTGCCGCGGGAGAAACATGCCTCTCCGCGCCATGTGTGGAAGAAGAATCAATGAAATGTTGTGAGTCGTGTCGATATGATTTTCCAGCGGGAACTTTCCCGAACTATATTCATTCCGGGAAAGATAAAGACTATGAAACTGTATATTACAAAATCTGCTATGAAAATATGAGTGAAGAGTGGTGTGACCGCTTGAACAAGGTGACCAATCCGATTAATCCGACTTCGTTGCCTCCTGGCTTCGAAGACTTCGAAGACATAAAGCCATATTTTAATTATTGTACCTCATATAGTTTTCCGGGATCGATGACATGCGATGATGCCGGGTGCAGTACTGGATGGTATGATGTAGTAGGTAATAAATTAGAATGAAGTCTTGTATAAATACAATAGGGATAGATTATAGGGATTTTAAATGCCACATTATTCAACAATAACTAGTGCAACAGGACCAACAGGACCGACTGGACCACAAGGGTCTAGGGGTGTTCAGGGTGGTTTTCCCGGCACCACTGTGGGTACTGGTGATACCGGACCAACTGGTACAACTGGACCAACTGGTGCGACTGCTGAATATATTCAGAGTTTCTTTGATACTGCTGCGGATAAATATAAACTAAGATTAGTAGACACGGTAACCGGTGTTCATGGTCAGGTATTTGATCTTGATAATCTTTATGGTAATAATGTAATTGGTCTTGGTGCTTTAACGGCTGACAATGTTGGAACAGGTGTTACACTCTTTGCAGGATTGAGTGGTACTGGATATCCCGGCACAGGAAAAAGCCTAGAATTTAGGGGCTTTACTGGTGGTGGTGATTTATATGTCTTTGTTACCGGAGATGCGATAGGTATATCAGGAGACATCACGGAAAAGTATGGTGTTATTGATGTTGCTGAAACCGGACAACTTGGGTATCTAAAAACATCTTACATAACAGATGGTGCTACGGGAAACACTTTTGACTTCACACTGGGAACTACGGGACACTCTTTACGTCTTAAGTTAAAGAATTACCAAGAATATAATAATAAAGAATATAAAACTATACAAAATGATGTGTCAGATGGATTGGTTGCGCATTGGGACTTAGATGAGAAAGCAGGAAACAGAGTAGAAAGTGTTTCTGGTGGAATTACGTTTTCGGCAAGAACATTGGCACATGCAGTTAGACCTGGCAACGAAGCGTTAGAAGTGGGATCAGAACCAGGACATATATCCAAATCTTGTGCATCGTTTAATGCAGACTCTAAAATTTTAACAGCAGGTGCTGCCAGCGCAAATGTATTGTTGGAGGGATTAACAGGAGGAGGGGCAACTGGTAATTCGTTCTCCATGTCGATTTGGTATATGGACAAACAAAAAGATGTTGAAACCCCCACCTTAACGGAAGAGATGAGGGGGATATTCTCTATTGGTGTCACAGGTGGAACCGATCTTCCAGACATAGACGCTGTAGACAACACAATAAGAATCTCGACAGCACCATATCTTTTGGGTGCGAGTAATTATGGCACACAGATAAGAGCAGAAGTTTCGTTTGATGATTCTGATGGAACTTTGCACAGTAGAGAAATCACCGCATTAGATAGAACCACCACATACGGAAAATGGAACAATGCGGTTGTTACATACCAAGGCGGGACGGGTGGAGAAGATATACAATCGGGTGGACTCGTTCTATATCACAACGGTCAAGTGGTTGGTAGCAGCGAAAACGCAGCAGATTATAGTTTCCATTTTGGAGAAACCTTTGATATGTTTGTTGGTTATGCCACCGGTTATCCCATAAACGATGATGATCGCGGCGAACTGACCGAATACCATACACATTTCCCGTTCTATGGCAGAGTAGAGGGTCTTTCTTTCTGGAACACACCACTAACCTCATCGCAAGTTTCCGAACTATGGGCTAGCGGTGATGGAATAGGATATAATCTACCGCATAGTATTTCTAAACAGAACTTAACATTAAACGTAGAAGATGGAAATGTTCATACCCTCATTGCTCCGTTTTCTATAAATGATATCGTAGTTGGAAGTGGTGTCACCGGAATCACTGCTGGTGATTATGGCGATTCTGTTTCGATGACTCTCTTCGTTGAAGATGGACCAGAAGGAATTACTTTCCCAAGTAAAGTTAAATTTAACGATACACCTGTGTTTACAGACGGTGTAGATATTGTAAACTTACTAACCATAAACGGCGGTGATACATGGCTTGCAACTATGGCTGGATCTGGTTATGGTGTAAGTGGTGAAGGCAATACGTCTTTGGGTTCTTGTTGTTACCTCGATGGTTCTTGTATGGAATTTGTATCTGAAGAGTATTGTGAAAGAACGGCTGGTAATTTTAACTTATCACAAAGTTGTTTTAGCGCAGAGTGTGGAATATACGACAGGGGTTCTTGTTGCACAAATTATGATTACTTTGCAGGTCAGCCTGGTTGTGTTTCAAATATAACTCGATATGAATGTGATAGATTTGGTGGTGTATTCTGGTTGGGAGAAAGTTGTGGTATCAATGGTTTCTTCTGTCCAAATCCATGTACATCTGAAGAAGCAGCAGTAGGAGCATGTTGTCGTGGACCTGCTCTATGTCAAGCAACAACTCTTCAAATGTGTGATGAGTATAATGGAGTATTCCAAGGTGTAGGAACATTTTGCGAAGAGACTGATTGTTGTTCTGCGTTTGGTGGTGCTGGAGGAAATGAAAATGTTCCCGGTGCTTGGTGTTACATATACGACGGAGAAGTTGTCTGTAATGAGGGATTCTTCAGCGAACCACCAGATCCAAACGCTGTGTTTATGGGAGTTGGTACAAATTGCAATCAACCGGAAGTAGATTGTAGTTGTGTTGTCAATCAAGACGCTAGAGCGTCTAATAGAAGTCAACCAGCAAATATTCCAACTGGACCAAGAGGTAACAGGAGTAGAATATAATGTCACGAACACAAAAACACACTAACCTAAAACACTATAAAACTATTTCAAGTTCTAATGATCCCAAAGGCACTTGTTGTATTTGTGATGGTAGAAAAGTCTATACTACTAAGTCTGCTTGTGAAGCATTAGTAGATTCATACTTTGCAGAAGGACAATATCCAAGTAGAGGTATGCATCCATGCTACGGTCATGTTATGAATCCAACAGAGATTGGTTTATGCCTGCACTCAAATAAAACTTCATCAAATACAGATTTGAATAGTTCTTATACTTGCACATCAATTACCGTTGGCGGTCAGAGAAATGATGGTAAAATAAACTATTGTGATTTTGAAACAATATTTGGTTCTAGAGCATCGCAGAGAAAAGGTGAATATGAATTTAGATTCATACCTCTTCCAGATTGGTCTGTGTGTGGAACACAAAGCGGCGATACAGTTCCATTAGAATTTATCGGAAAAGATTTTGCTAAAGATAGTATTCAAACAAAAAGAATAATTGTTTTCGATACTGTCAAGCAGCAAGGACTAATTAAGAAGCCCGTTCATAGAAATGCTGGAACTATTGTTCCAATCGTAAAAAATCAAATAGATAAAACGAAGGTATTACAAATTACCGAAAAGAGAAATTCTAAAAACCAAAGAGTTTTAAAACTGAAAACTAGGTTAGGCTCTGGGGGGATTTCTGGTGATGAGGTGGTAGATACTCAACGGTCGAATAGACCCGGAGGACTTGGAAGCAGAGGACTTGCATCTGACCCAAAGGAAAGTCCTGATGACATAGGTAAATGTTGTGTGAGTGGTATTTGCTTTAGTAGTCAACGCCGTGACTACTGCGAGGACCACAATGGCACATTTTGTGAAGGTAAATTTTGCATTGGGGCTTATGATAACTGTGACGGTGAAGGTTGTTCTGACAAAGTAGATACTGAACGGTAAGATAGATAGTATATCACTAGGAATTTTCTATGAGTATTCAATTTAGAACAAGGAATTCGAACATACAACCAACCGGCTTAACCGGTGCTTGTTGTATACCCGCCGGTGAGGTCGCTGGTTGCGAAGAGGAAGTAACATATAATGAATGCACAAACATGGGTGGAATTTTTCAAGGAGTAAACACGGTTTGTGCAGATGTGAATTGTTCTGAACAAAGATCTATGTTTGTGTTGGGTGCGTGCTGTGCATGTGATGGAAGTTGTGTAGATGAGGTTACGGAAGATTGGTGCAATAGCAGGCAACTTGATCCATCAACACCAAGAGCCTCCTACCACATAGGGAAAAAATGCACTGAAGTAGAATGTCCTTCTTTGAATACATTTGATTGTTGTGCGGGCGGTGTTGTGTTTGCTGGAATATGCAATGGGGATCTGTGTAGAGAAATAGGTGGTCATACTGCTGATTTTGGACAAGGTTGTGATAATAGCAATCTAGTAGCATTTTCCGGTTCGTGTTGTAATATAACCGTGGCTGGTTATAGCAGACCATGCCAGTATATGGACGTACAAGATTCACAATGGAACGGAAATCCAGAAGGAATGTGTGTGTCTTTGGGTGGAACATTCTATCAAGACGAAACATGCACAGATGGTTTTTGTGTAGAACCATTAACAGCAATGCACGCATGTTGCAGGCATGATGGTTGCTTTAGTTTACCAGAAGAAATTTGCACAAACTCAAACGGTTTGTATATGGGCGAAATTGGATGCGCCAATACCAACTGCGAAAATATTGAATGGGGAGCATGTGTTACAGATTCTATGTGTCTGCAAACAGACATGAATACATGTCATGAATATTCTGGAGAATGGTTTTCCGGTTATGGGTGTGACTCTACTTCTTTAAGTGGATCATTTGATAACTCTAGATTGGGAAAGATGTGCAGAGTATTTGGGGAACCCCAATGCATTGATAGCATAACCGAAGCACAAGCAATAGAAATCATTACATCAGATTACGGCGACACAGAATGGGTTTTCGTACAAGGTGGAAATTGTGATGAATGTCAAGAGTCATATTCTTGCTATGACGCAGGGGATGAAGTTGGTATGTGTATCTACTCACATGCATCAGATCAAGTCAGTACCAACCCAAGAAACAGATCTGCTTTTAGCACAACAAGGAAATGGTGTAGAAAATTAGGAGGGGAATGGTCACCCTCTACGCCAATTTCTGGTTTGTTCAAAGGCTGCGGGACAGATGCTTCGCACCTAAGTCTTCTAACTAGTTTACCATATGGTAATCCAGATTCGTTCATGGATGGTTACCCATTCAACTATTACGGTTCTTCTGAAGATGGTTATGCAATTGGCTCATGCTCTATAAATGGAGTGTGTAACGATAATATGAATAAGAGTAACTGTCAAGATCAGGGTGGAATATACATGGGCAATGGTACTCATTGTGTCCACCCAGAAATTTCAAATGGTGGCGTAGTGAATGATCCATCATACTCAAACTATACTACTTGGATAACAAGAAAAACATTTGGACAATTCTTCGAATTCGTTTCATCCTCATATGAGGACGATGTTAAGATGCTACCATCATTCTACTACAGAACTAATTTCGGAATACATCCACCGATGTTATTCCCCAATGACAATCTAGCACTCAGCCAGCCAACGCATACCGAGGCAGTTAGAGCAATACACGGCGAGAAGTTGAGGGTTAAGTCTTCAGCAGATATAACTTCAATTAAAACACTGTCCTTCATTAAGAGTGATGTTAATGGTAGATATTCTGCTTTAGATATTCATGGTATAAAATTTAGTTTGCTTAGTGGTATTCAGAAACTAGAGATAATGCCAGATCAAGATTTGTCGATAGAATCTGTTTCGGGTGATATTAAGGAATTAAATCTACAAGGATCTAGAAAAACGATAGAGGTTACGGTTCTACCAAAACCAATAAGCGGCAATCAATATGTCATCGATGGGGTTGCACGGGACACTCTGTTCCTTTACAAAGGACATACCTATAGGTTTAACTTGTTCCACGAATCATTAGCACCCACTACTGATTTTGCAACACACCACCCCCTACGATTCACGGAAACAATGGATGGCCATCATAACGGAGGAATACCATTCACACAGGGAGTTGTAATTTATAAAAATTCTGGAGAGAATGGTGCCTATATTGAGATAACCATAGACGACACCACACCAGAAACCCTTTATTACCACTGCATGAATCATTCTGGAATGGGTGGTAAGATAGAGGTTAGAAAGCATTTCTCGAATAATTCTTTAGATCTGTCTTCCAAAACATCTATTAAGAAACTATTCGTGAATGATGTGAATATAGACAATCTCATACTTCCAAACAGCGACACATTGAATATACTACATTGTGCTGGAAACAATATAGGATCTGTTGATATAACAGGTCATCCATATATTTACAGTTTAGATGTATCGTATAACCAATTGTCATCAATTGATCTTTCTGAATTTGGTTCTTTCAACGGACATGGTACTATTGATGTTTCAAATAATAACATAACTCTATTAGAACTTCCTACGTTCTATGGTGAAACAAGACTTCAGTATCTGGATGCAAGCGACAATCCGTTGGTGATTGTAAACATTCAAGATAATACAAAGATTGATGTGATAGATTTCTCCCATACCAATCTTTCTAACCTAAGTATGCCTTCTGGAACAGAGGTGAAGGAACTATATCTAAACAACTCAGGAATTGGGTCAATATCTATGAACCATACCCTTGACAATGTTCTAGAAAGTTGTACAATAATAGATGCTTCCAATAATAGTTTGACAACTATTCCGTTTATTACCGAAGGGTACATCCCAAAGAATATTGAGTATATGAATATGGCAAACAACTCGCTAGACACTCTAGCACTAGCCACTTTGACTAGTATACTCAAGACCGCCCATTCAACGCACGAAGCGAGTAAATTAGTTGTAAATGTTAAAAATAATAGAGGAACATTTAACGAACAAGAGATAAATATTCTTAGAGATATATGGGGAAGTAAATTAACCATTATTCGTGATTAGTGATTTATTGATTATAAAGGAGTTCTGATGGAAGACAAAGAATTTAGTAATTCTTCATTTAAAGAAAAACTCGGCATGATGAAAAACTTTGCTTCGGCAATAACTTCCAGGGGTTTTAAAAATAGAAAGATAGACAAAGCAACAAAGCAACTCAGGGTTTTAAGTTGCTTTGGTGATAATGGTGAATTAATTCCGTGTGAATATCTTCGCAAAAGCGAAACTGGTGACGGCAAACATTACTGTGGTGGTTGCGGGTGCGGGGATAAAAAGGGAACGTGGTTAGTGGCAGATCAAGAAAACTATAGTAAATTGGATTATCCAAAACTACACTGCCCATTAACTATGCCAGGATTTGCAAACTATAAGGAATCAGATTCAGATGAGTCTGTAGAACCTGTAACACGAAGATATTATATAGAAAACATGACTCCTGAATTGATGCAGGATATACAAGTTTCGTTACCAGAACCACCAGAACCACCAAAAGAAAAATAACAAAAGCGTTACATCTTTTTTATAAATAACTAGGAATAGGAGTATTATAAAAATGGCAGCACTTAACTCAAGAGATGGCCTTATGGATTATGCGTATAGGCGGCTTGGCGAGCCGGTTATTGATATAAATGTAGATAGGCAACAAGCAGAAGAAAGACTTGATGATGCTCTTCAATTCTTTACTGAAAGACATTTTGATGGAGTAGAAAGAGCATTATTTTCTTACCCAGTAACACAGACAGATATTGATAATGGGTTTGTGGATATGGATAGTTTGGGTGCTGTGAATGGTGCAAGTGGTGCCACAGCAAGTAGCGCACCAACGGGTAAAGATGTTGTAAGTGTTGTTAAGGTGTTTAGGTTTGGTCAGGGCTCAATGGGTATGTTTGATGTTCGTTATCAAATGGCACTCAATGATTATTTTGGAATCAATAGAAATTTGTTCATGGGTACTGGTCAGGGAATTGCTAGTTTTGATAGTACCAAAAGATATATTAGTTTGATAGAACAACTATTCGAACCAGAAAAACAGATAAAATTCAACAAAGTTACAAATCGATTACATATAGATATGGATTGGTCAGAGGATGCCACAGTTGGCAAATATCTTGTGATAGAAGCATACGTTGCGTTAAGCCCAACTATATTTACAGAAATATACAATGACATATTATTAAAGAAATATTTTACGGCTTTAATAAAACGACAGTGGGGAGCCAATTTATCCAAATTCGATAATGTCGCCTTACCGGGTGGGGCAACTATGAGGGGTGGAGAAATATATCGAGAAGCAGAAGAAGAAATTACACGACTAGAGGAAGAAGTTCGCCTGACATACGAATTGCCCATTGACTTTACGATTGGTTGAACATGGCTATTAATCCATACTTTAAAAAATATTCTGGTGATGCCAGTATTATAGAAGACTTGACCATTGAAACAATAAAAGCAATGGGTCATGATTTTATTTACATACCAAGAACACTGGTAAATGTTGATGAACTATTTGGTGAAGATACACTTTCTAAGTTTGATGATGGTTATGAGTTGGAAATGTATATTCAGAATACTGACGGGTTTGAGGGTGAGGGCGACATACTCAGTAAATTTGGTCTAGAGATTCGTGATAGAATGACTCTTGTTCTTTCTAAGAGCAGATTTGAAAAGGTAGTGGGTATTCATGAAGGGGAAATAACCAAACCAAGAGAAGGTGATCTGGTTTATTTTCCTCTTAGTAAAACATTGTTTGAGATTAATTTTGTCGAACACGAAAATCCATTCTACCAATTAGGAAAACTTCACACATATGTCCTGACCTGTGAGGTATTCACCTATAGCCAAGAAGATATCGATACTGGAATCTCTGACATTGATAATGTTGAAGCAGAAAGACAGTACTTCATGGTCAACTTAGAATTGGGCAACGCAATAACCACCGGTGCAACCGCATACTATGAGGGCGAAAAAGTTTTTCAGATAAGTGGTTCTACTGGTGGAACATTCAGCGATGCTACTGTTACAGCAAATGTAATAGATTGGAACGCAGCAGGAAAGACATTGGGTATATCGAATATCAGTGGCACCCTAAACACAGGGGCGACAGACAGCATCAAAGGTGCAAGTTCTGGTGTCGAGTACTATATCTCCACAACAGAAACAACTACGGTTATTATTCCGCAGGAACCAAACCAGACGAACGAAGACAGTGGCGACAACGAAGAATTCGGTTTCATTGCAGATACCGAAAACATATTCGACTTCACTGACATAGATCCATTTAGTGAGGGTAATTATTAATGTTTACTCATTTCTATAAAGAGTCGATAAGAAAAATGGTGATAGGCTTTGGCTCACTGTTCAACGATATCCGTATTGTTAGAAAAAATGCAGATGGCACAGAGAAAGAGCAGATTAGACTTCCTTTGGCATATGGTCCAAAAGAAAAATTTCTTAGAAGAATAAGAGAGACTAGTAGTCTATCTGATGATAACAAAGTCATTGAAGTACCACGGCTATCTTTTGAGATAACGAATTACATTTATGATTCAACTAGAAAGAGAAACTCTTTAACAAAAAGAAGAGCAACCCAGACAATACCAGACAAATATGAATACACATATGCAGAGGTTCCTTATGACATATCATTTACTCTTCAATCTTATGTGCGATATATGGACGATGCTCTTCAGATAACAGAGCAAATACTTCCATACTTCGCACCAGATTTCACCGTGACAATTAATTATAATGACATAAACGAGAAGGTAGATGTTCCTATATCCCTGAACGATGTTTCTATTACAGAAGATTATGAGGGTTCTTTTGATACAAGAAGACTAATAACTACACAATACACATTCACTGCAAAATCATATGTCTTCGGTCCCACGAAGAAAACAGAGTCGGAAGTTATTCGCAGTGCAGATATTGCGTTCTTTGATCTTGAGGGTTCTAACTTCTTGACTAAACGACAGGGTGGATCTGGTCCAACCGGTGCTGTTGCTAGAAGCATCTACGGAGTCAGTGGTGCAAGTGAAACCATACATACCTTTGATTATACTACCGATGTAAGCACCGAAAGATTTGTGGGTGGTGCGACCGGTTCTGATGGTATCGATATTCTTGGAAATACATATGCGTGATGTGAAAAAAGAAACGAATGATAGAATTTCAGATTCATTGGGTATATCTTTTGACACTGAACCAGTGAAGGAGACTCCACTGGCTACAGTTATAGATGTTCCAAAAGAATTGATGACTATTGATAATAAGTCTGACAAAGATTTCAGAGATGTAAGAAGTAATCTTATAGAATTAATAGACACAGGAAAGGTTGCTATAGAAGGCATTCTTAATGTTGCAGAAAATGGCGACCAACCCAGAGCGTATGAAGTTGTATCTCAGATGCTGAAGACTGTTTCCGAACTAAACAATGATTTATTAGGCATACACCAAAAAGCAAAAGATGTGCAGAAGGATAACAACAAGTATACCCAAAACACTACTAATAACTCTATCTTTGTTGGCTCTTCCAGCGAACTTTTGGATATGCTAAACGAGGGTAGAAGTAGGAACAAATCTTTACAGAATGATGCAGAGGATATAGATGAGTAGCAGAAAAGGTGGATACCTTGGAAACCCAAATTTAAAAGAGTCTGGACAAGTAATTGAGTTTTCCAAGGAAGAATTAAAAGAGTTTATAAAGTGTTCCAAAGATCCTGAATACTTTATTAAAAAATATATCAAGATAGTTAGTCTTGATGAAGGTCTTGTTCCATTTAATCTGTATGATTACCAGAAACAAATGGTTGACACCATTCACAATAACCGTTTTGTTATAGCGAAATTGCCCCGACAATCTGGTAAGTCTACCACATTCGTTTCCTATATTCTCCACTATGTTCTTTTTAATCAGAGTACTTCTGTAGCAATTCTTGCAAACAAACAAGTAACAGCAAGAGAAATTTTGCACCGACTTAAACTTGCATATGAGTATCTTCCTCTGTGGTTACAGCAGGGCATAATAGAATGGAATAAGGGATCTATTGAATTAGAAAATGGTTCTAAGATTTTAGCATCATCCACTTCAGCGTCTGCTATTCGTGGTGGTTCGTTTAACCTTATCTTCTTGGACGAATTTGCACATGTTCCCAATAATATAGCAGAAGAATTCTTTAGTTCTGTATATCCAACGGTTACATCTGGTCAAACCACAAAGGTATTGATGGTGTCAACACCAAACGGATTGAATCTGTTCTATCATTATTGGATAGGAGCAAACAGAAAGAAAACCGACAAAGGTAAGAATGATTATGTCCCCTTTGAAGTTCATTGGAGTCAGGTTCCCAAATATCCCGGTGGACCCCTGAGAGATGAAGCGTGGAAACAGGAAACTATAGCGAACACAAGCGAAGAACAATTTGAATCAGAATTCGAATGTGACTTTCTTGGTAGTAGCAACACTCTTATATCGTCAAATAAATTACACGAACTAGCATATAAAGATCCAATGATATCAACTCAAGAGGGGGTTGATATCTATGAGAAACCAAAAGAAAAACACACATATGTTATATGTGTAGATCCCGCGCGGGGTGTGGGCAAAGATTATAGCACATTCACTGTGATTGATGTATCAGACCCACCATATAAAATAGTTGCTAAGTATAGAAACAATCTTATATCACCAATGCTTTTTCCGACTATCATTCGATCTCTAGCAAAGCAATATAATAACGCATACACACTAATAGAGATTAATGACATTGGTGCGCAGGTAGCAGATGTTCTCCATGAGGATTTAGAGTATGAGAATGTTCTCATGTGTGCATATATGGGAAGAAAGGGACAGACCATCACTGGTGGTTTCGGTGGTGGGGGTCAATCCCATTACGGAGTTAGGACAACTATACCTGTAAAGAAGTTGGGTTGTTCTGTTCTAAAAAGTCTAATAGAAGAAAATAAACTTATCGTAGAAGATAGAGATACCATTCTAGAACTTTCGACATTTGTAGGAAAACGTCAATCATACGAAGCAGATGATGGCCACACGGATGATTTGGTGATGACTTTGGTATTGTTTAGTTGGTTAACTCGTCAAGATTATTTTAAACAATTAACAGATGTAGATGTTCGCACAGAATTGTACAAAGAAAAAATTGAAGAGATAGAAGAGGATATATCGTTCTTTGGATTCGTAGATGATGGTACACCAGAAGATGGTGTTTGGGATGGTAAGGATCGCTGGTATAATGAAAATAACGATTCTTATACATATTGATGACATATTCTTAAGAAATAAGCAGATTATTCGAAGATCTAAAGGAGTTTCAATATGCCTTTTACCGTTAGCCCCAACATTGATGTCTCAGGAAAAAGTCTGAAAGCATTTAGTTCAAATGTTACAGATGTTGTAGCGGGGTTCGTCGGTCGTTTCGACTGGGGACCAACAACCGACAACGTAGTAATTTCCAGTGAAGGCGAACTTTACTCCACCTATGGTGCCCCCGCAGCAAGCGCAACGGGTGGCATGGACTGGTGGACAGCATCAAACTTCTTAAGTTATGGTAACGCAATTACCTGTAGAAGAAGTATTACATATGCTGATAACGCCAGTCGAGGAGTAGGGGCTGGTTTTACTGGTGTATCGTTGACTAACAGCGGTGATATTGAATCACTTTATGCTGGTAAATTGGCAAACAACATAAGAGTGGCGATCATTGGTCCTCATGGTCTTAATGATGGACCAACATCTGCTGCTATGGGAACAACTCTGGGCATATTCAACCCCTACAACTATGGCTACATTCCTTCAACAACTGCATTTGCAGATGCTCGGGGAGTGTCAGGTGATGAATTGCATATTGGTATTGTATCAGGTCAATCAAATACAGCATTAGGAAATGCCGACGAAATTCTTGAGGTATACGCAGGTCTTTCACGATTTAAGAATGCAAAGGCAATTGATGGATCTAATATTTATTACAAGGATTATGTCAACAACAATTCAAATTATATTCGATTAAATGATAATTTGTTTGATGATGCAGACCAGGAACTCTCTGATATTTCATCCGAGAATGTGGGTAAAGATATTCAAAGATGGGGTAAGGCACCATCCTCCGCTGACGGAGGAACGGATTACTTTAATGGAATGCTTACTGGTTGGACTGCTGGTGGCACCTCACAGGTAGATGGTGGTACAGGTGGTGTAACGGGATGTCTTGCATTAACCTTCCTTAATAGTGGAGCAGACTCAACAACCTGGTACGGTGGTAGAAGTGGAAGTTACTCAACCGCATTCGGTGATCCAGAGGAAAGTGACATCGACATTATAATTGCTGGTGAAAACGATAACGATACCAACAAGAAGGTTGCCGCAATCGCTCTTGACCGAAAAGATTGCATCGCATTCATATCGCCCACCACATCAAATGCTACGACATTCCATGTTACTAATGACTCCACTCCAACAACTACAGTCGCTGCTGCAAAAACAGCAAGAGAGGACATTGGAGATAACTCCTATGTAGTCATGGACAGTGGATATAAGTACATGTACGATAACCGAAGTGATGTTGGTCGTTGGATTCCAATGAACTCCGATATTGCTGGTATCGTAGCAAGAACAACGAATACAAACGATCCTTGGTTCTCACCGGGTGGAATGAACAGAGGCAGAATTAATAACGTAATTAAACTATCTCTCAACCCAACGAGAACGCAGAGAGATGAACTCTATGCTTCACAGATTAACCCGGTAACAGTATTCCCCGGCGAAGGCGCAGTACTGTTCGGTGATAGAACCCTACAGTCTAGACCAAGTGCATTCGATAGAATTCATGTTCGAAGACTCTTCAATGTTATAGAGAAGCAGATTGCTACAGCAGCAAAACTACAACTCTTTGAGTTTAACGATACGTTCACACGAAGATCATTTGTGAACCTTGTTGAGCCATTCCTAAGAAGTGTTCAAGCAAGAAACGGTATTGAGTCCTACTCAATCGTATGCGACGACACCAACAACGATGCCAATGCAGTCAAAGACGGAATATTTAAGGCAGACATATTCATCAAGCCTCTCAACGCAATCAATGTTGTTGCACTGAACTTCACTGCTCAAAGCAACACAGCAGCATTTAGTGAGAACATTGCATCGAATAGAGTAGGACGAACTGAACTGTCAGGTTTTTGAGTAAGTAGGAGACGGAAAAGATGGGAATAAGTAGTATATTAACAGCAGCACAGAGTGGCGGTTTCGCCAAACCTTCGCTCTATGAGGTGACCCCACCGAGCGATAGTTATGTAACTGTTAAGCAATTTTTGATAAAGTCTGCGTCATTACCCGCGCACACTATTGGCACAATTGAAATTCCCTATCGGGGTAGGAAGGTAAAGATTCCTTCGAACATAACTCATGAGCCATGGCAAATAAATGTGATATATGAGACTTCCGATACTGACATAAGAGCAAATTTCCAAGAATGGATTGACGATATTCAATCTCCAAAGGCGGATTTGGAGAATTTATCCGAGTGGGGAGAAACTTGGAAAGTATCATTATTAGATCCCGTAGACCATGATGTCATAAACGACTCTGAATTTACATTGCATGGTTGCTACCCTAGTGAATTAGGAACTGTTTCGTTGGACACAGAAACCACGGATAGCCTAGCAGAATTTTCAGTAACACTCTATTACTCATATCACACAATGCACTAGGATAATATAAATGTCAATAGATAACATATTAGATCAGACATCGAAAACATTTGTAAGACCATATCTTTTTGTCGTGGATTGTAAAATTCACGGGGAAACCGTTATTGAACAGGGTGACACCATCGATAAATCCATTCTTATAAAAACCACAACACTTCCCTCTACTACCATAGGTAATATCGAAATACCTTATCAGGGCAGAAAGATAAACATGCCTGGTGATAGGGCTGCCCCTGCTGACATATCGCTGACTATTATTTACCACAAGGAAAATAATATACATAAGAAATTTCATAATGCTATGGAGAAGATACAGGAATCTGATGGCACTGGCATAAAACCCTGGGATTTGATTGATAACATCATGACAATCGGTGTGGGAGATCCTGAGAAACCAAATACCCTTCTTCAATCATACAAACTATACGGTGTTATACCAACAAGTATTGGTGCAGTTGAAGTTTCTCACGAAACAACTGATGCATTATTGACATTTGATGCTACAATACAGTATTCATACCACGAATTCAATAGTGATGGTTGATAAAACAAGTGACTAGGAGTATATTATGGCGATTGATTTTTTCGGATTTAAATTTGGTAAGAAAAACGAAAAGGATTTAGTACAGAACAGTAATAAATCCTTTGTAGAACCTGACACATATGATGGCGCACAGACTATAGAAGAATCGTCAGCAGGCGGTTTCTATGGTCAGTATGTAGATTTCATTGGTTCTGCGAAAACAGAGAATGATTTAACCCACAAATATAGAGCAATGTCTTTATATCCAGAATGCGACCAAGCAATCGAAGATATAGTGAATGATGCTATTATCTTGGGTTCAAATAATAAAGTTGTGGATATTAACTTAGACCACAGCAAATTATCCGACAACATTAAAGAAAAGGTTTCACAGGAGTTTGACAATATCCTAACCCTTTTAAACTTTAATAACAAAGGATATGAAATTTTTAAGCGTTGGTATATTGATGGTAAGTTATATTACCACATCATTCTTCATGGTGACGAGAATGATGAGAAGAGTATTAGAAAAGGTATATCTGAAATTCGTGCTGTTGATCCAGTAAAAATTAGAAAAGTACGAAAGATTCAAAAGGAACAGGTAAGGGACAAGGATAACAGAACATCTATTCCACTTGTTAAAAATGTAGAAGAGTTTTTCCTGTTCACAGATACAACACCAAACACACTAACACCCACACATTCTTCTGGTATTAAGATTGCTAAAGATGCAATCTGTTATGTTACATCTGGTCAAGTTGACAGCAACACAAAAAGAGTTGTTGGGTATTTACACAAAGCAATTAGACCACTTAACATGCTTCGTCAAATAGAAGATGCTGTTGTTATCTACCGCATCTCTCGCGCTCCAGAACGAAGAGTATTCTATATCGATGTTGGTAACTTACCAAAGCAAAAGGCAGAGCAGTACCTACGGGATATCATGAATCGTTATCGCAATAAACTTGTATATAACGCATCTACGGGCGAGATTCGTGATGATCGTAAACACATGTCTATGCTTGAGGATTTCTGGATTCCCCGAAGAGAGGGTGGACGTAGTACAGAAATAACCACATTAGATGGTGGACAGAATCTTGGAGAAATGGAAGATGTAATTTATCTTCAAAAGAAACTATTTCGTGCTTTGAATGTTCCTCTATCAAGACTTGAAACTGAAACAGGTTTTAATCTTGGTCGTTCTACTGAAATAACAAGAGATGAAATCAAATTTGGAAAATTCATCAGTAGACTCCGCTCTCGTTTTAGCACCCTATTCAATAACCTCTTAAAAGTTCAGTTGATTAGCAAGGGAATAATAACTGAGAATGATTGGAAGGCGTTAGACCAACAATTAAAGTATACATTCCAAACAGATTCCCACTTCACAGACCTAAAAGATATGGAAATATTGAAGGAAAAAATGGATGTAATGCGTGAATTACAAGAATATGTGGGCACCTATTTTTCAAAAGAATATATAAAGAAGAACATACTTCGTTTTTCTGCGGAAGAACTCAGAGAAATGGAAAGTCAAATAGAAAAAGAGGCACAAGCAGAACCTCAAGAACAAGAAGATGACTTAGGAGAAATCTAACATGGAATCATTAAATCCAACATACAAAGAAATGGTGCAAGATGCACTCTTTGAAAACATTGATAACTTCACTGATAAGTTCTTGGGTGTCATGTCTTATAAGTTGGCACATAAGGTAGATGAGTTGCGTGAAGAGATCGCTTCAGGATTGTTAGAGACAACTTACGAGATAGACGAAGCAGTCAGAAGTGGGTCAAAGTCCTTTACTTTTAGATCTACTTCTGACGCAAGAGAGTTTTCCAAAGGTCTTATGGAAGCCGGGCTACATAAAAAATTATTCCTTACTAGAGGAAATACAGTAACCGTAAACAGTATTCCTGATAGGGATATGGAAGAAATGGTTATTAGTATGGCAAAGGATATGAAGGCAAAGATAACAGAGGAATTGAATATCCTTCTTCTAATGAAAGAGAGCCTAGCAGAAAAATCAAAACTCCCATTCGTTCTTTTGGATGAGAGTTTTATTGTTCTAGACAGCAAGGACTGTGAGGCAATAATTAATCTTCATGATTCCCTTAATGCGGAAAACCAGAAAAAGTTAAGAAGCAATCTTATGGAAAGCGAAACCAATTTCAAAAGAATTCTAGAGTTTGCCCATAAAAACGAAACCAAAGGGGAGGGTTGAAATGAATCGACCAGAAGAATTACTCACGGCTTTAATTGACGAAAACTATCTTAAAACCAAAGAGATAGTACACGAAGAACTCTATATGAAAATGGGAAACGCTATTGATAATCTTAGAGAAGATGTTTACGCACTTGTTTTCGATGAGGCCAAGAAGGCAAAGAAAACAGATAAAGAAGATGATGGCGAAGGTATGGATCCTGTTGGAGCAGGAGACAGCGATATAGATAACGATGGTGACAGCGATGAGTCGGATGACTATCTAAGAAATCGTCGCAAGGCTATTGGTAAATCCATTAAGAAGAAGAAGAAAAATGGTGATGACGAAGACGAAGAGTCTGTGGATGAAGCGCAATATAAGCCAATAGTCAAGATGCGTGGTGTCAAGACTAGCCCGGGCTTAGACAAGCCCAACAAGCCCAAGGAGGCTAAAGGGAATAAGAAATGAAACTAATAACAGAAATGACCGAATCGGTACAATTCATTACCGAAGATAAAGAAGGAAAGAAGAACTACCACATTGAGGGTGTGTTCATGCAATCCGGTGTAAAGAATCGTAATGGTCGCATCTACCCTAGTGCTACTCTAGCAAAAGAAGTAGGTCGTTATTCAGATGTTTATGTTAAGAATCAACGAGCAATGGGCGAATTAGGACATCCTGATGGACCAACGGTAAACCTTGAAAGAGTATCTCACATCATCACAGGTCTAGACCAGGATGGCGATAACATCAATGGTAAAGCAAAGATTTTAGATACACCATACGGCAAAATCGTCAAGAACTTAATGGACGAGGGTGCAAAACTTGGGGTATCCTCCAGAGGAATGGGATCAATCAAACAACTAGACAACGGCATCAATGAAGTACAAGAAGACTTCATGTTAGCCGCAGTAGATATTGTCGCAGATCCATCTGCTCCGAATGCCTTTGTTAATGGTATTATGGAAGGTAAAGAATGGGTTTGGGATAACGGTGTAGTGAAGGAAGTTCACATTACCGAGTACCAAAAAGAAATTGAACGAACGTCTCGTAGAAATTTAGAAGAAAAAACAATCAACTTATTCCGTGATTTTATCTCAAAATTATGAGTTTTATATATAATACCAGTAACTAACAAGGAGTTATACCGATGGCTAAGCCCGATCCAATTGCAACAGTTCGTAAAATCATGTCTGGAGAAAAACCAGACATTGATCCTAGTACATACGGTCTAAAAACATTCAAGGATGCTGATGATTCTATTGAAGAGGCAGACATGGCGATGGGTGTAGTCAATGCCAAGAGCGATGAAGATAAAGATCTTTATCAAGATGGTGAGGGCAAGGGCGCAAAGATTGACACCGATGAACTCGAAGGTGGCAAAGAAGCCGAAGTACCAGCCGGAGGTAAGGGTAAGTCTACTAAGAAGAATGCGGATGCAAACAAGGCTACTGTAGCCGGTAAGGCTAAGGGAGATAAGGGTAAGGTAACTGTACCTGCCACTGAACACCTCGAAGCCATCTTTGATGGTGAGGATCTTACAGAGAAATTCATGTTGAAGGTATCTACCATTTTCGAAGCAGCCATCAACGAACGAGTAGAAGCCAAAGAAGAAGAATTACAAGAAGAGTATACATCAACACTCGCAGAACACCTTGAAACAGTTACTAGCCAATTAACCGAGAAGATTGATGATTACCTTGGTTACGTTGTTGAAGAGTGGGTTAAAGAGAACCAGTTAGTTCTTGAGAACGGTCTTAGAACCGAGATTACCGAGAACTTTATTCAGGGTCTTAAGTCACTCTTCCAAGAAAACCACGTTGATCTACCAGAAGAAAAGGCTGACCTTTTCGCTGAGATCAATGATAAAAACGAAGAGATTGAGACTGCTCTCAACGAGCAAATCAATACTAACATTGAACTAAAGAAATCTATTCTTGAGTATCAATGCAACGAAATTCTTGAGTACGCTTCCCGTGATCTAGTAGATACCGACGCTGAGAGACTTCATACATTAGCAGAGGGTATTGAATTTGAGAACGAAGAGCAATATCAAGATAAGATTTCTGTCCTTAAGGAAAGTTATTTCGGTGATGATGTAGAAACAGCCGCGCTGGACTACGAAGACACCGAGAATCTTTCAGAACAAAAAGAACCTTTGACTGAAGGCGTTATGACAAATTACGTTGACGCACTCAGTCGAACTATTAAGTAGTAAAATTTAGAAACTCAATTAGGAGATAACCCAAATGTCAATGGATTTTGAAAATCAACCCAGATATGATCTTTTAGAGGAGAAGTGGAACCCTGTTCTTGAACACAACGCACTTCCCGCTATTGGTGATTCATATCGCAAAAAGGTGACCGCCGTTCTTCTTGAGAACCAAGAGAAGGCAATGTCACTTAACGAGGCAGTTCCCACCAATAACTCTGGTGGTGCTAACGGTCTTACTTATAAC